CTGCTCTCTATCTTCGGGCCTGAGGCCAAAGAAATGAAACTCCAAGCGGCATATTCACCTCCTCGGAATGACCACACGCAGGACATGTAGTATCTTGACGCATTACGATGCCAGGCTCACTGTCTTTAATAAACTCTCTTAAGGCTAACGAATCTCTTGCAGGCATATTCTTCACGAAACCAGAGATTTTGCTTCTGTCTGTGATACCTTCAATAGATACAATCGAATAAAGAAGATTGGTTGTAACGTTCGTCTCTGTACCAAGCGCAAGCTTCTTTTGTTTCTCAGACATTACCATGATCTCTTCTTCATCACGGCCGGTCATAAACTTAAATTGCACCTTCTTCTTACTATAAGGAAGAAGGTATTCAAATATGTTGGCACCTGGCTGTACAGGTTCTATCTCAAGACGTCGAATAGGCAAAGAAGAAAGATCAAATCCATGAGGTGACTTGATATTACACTCAGGACACTCAAGTTCAACATTGTACTCAGGCCCGTAACCTGTAATTCGAATCGCCACCATGACAGCATTTCTGTCACCTGATAAAAGCTGAAGTGGATCAATTGAACGATTAACAATACAAGATTTAATCAGCTCGGAGATAACTGTTCCTTTCTTAAGCAATGCTCTTGATGTAAGAATATCTTCTTCGCGAGCTGTCATTGCTTTAATCTCAATTGATTCAAGACAATATAACGGCGACTCTGGGTGATAGACTTTACCCAATGATGGCAACGGAACGATCTCCTGCGGTATATCTAAACCGAAGTCGGCCTTGATTTTCTCAGCAGCTGTCTGACGTGGCATGCGGGGATCAATGCCGGCAGGCCCTGGTTGTCCCTGAGAAAAAACTGCATTTTTTGTATCACGATCTTCTGACATGTGTTTAGTATTCTCCTGTTAACAGATTTTATGTCTAAAATAGACATTGTAAAAACTATTAACCTAATTTAATTGGCACTAAGAATAACTTTATCATTAAGTTATAATTGTTCTTGTCTGATATTTACAACATCCACAACAGCAAGGCAAAACAATGACTCTAAAGAATCCTTCAGTCGGAGAATACTACACACCTGCATACCAAATGTCTGGCATTCCATTTGTTACATCTTCGATTGTCAATTTGGGACAAATAAAAGAAGTTGTATTCAGTCACATATCTAAATTTGTGACAATCAAAAATCATAGTATATCTGCAAATACTCTGGCATTATCCTTTACGTCAAATGGATTAGCTACTTCAAAATCAAATTACTTTATTCTTAGCGGATCAGAATCAATAACTACAGAAGTAAAGACAGATAGAATATTCATCTCAGGCTCTGCTGGTGCCAACGTTAGCTTCTCAGTTTTAGCCGGCTTAACAGTTATTCCTAGCGCTGCTATGCTTCCTGTCACCGGCAGCAATGGCTACAGCGGCGTCGGCTGATTCTACTTATATAACAAATAATCATAGGCAGTTTCTATTGCAAAGATTACCAAGATTATTTCTATGATCTACAGCTAACTACTGCGGAACATAAGACACAACACTGACTGCCCGTTGCGCTATGAGCATCGAACAACGTAATTTCCGCACCCCCAAATCTCTGTGACGCCTGCATCATTTGCAACTTCGAACTGTGAAAGACCAGAATTTTTGTCTGCTTTAAATTTAAATCTATTAAATCTATCGTGAAAATCTGTCCACCAGAATCGTGGCGTTCGAGGCATGGATTCAAGCTCCCAGCCAGCAGACAAGTAGCCCTTACCATTTCCTATTCTTGCATCGACGTATGACACGAGTGATTCATACCCTTGTGATTTTGCTTTTTTTAGAGCTGCAACAGTCAATTTTCCGATCCACCCACGAATAGTAATGCCTGGAAGACATGCTGAACGAGCAACCTCAATAGAAGCTGATGCTCGCGAGGCATGAAAAGGTCTGCGCAAAGACATTGCAGCAACAATCCTTCCACTGCTATCAACGAGGGCAAGACATGAAGAACACATCGCGTGGCCTTCGAGATGAGACGCCTCAAAGAAATTCGCTGCAGTCTTATTGTCAATCTCTGTTATACGAAGCTTTCGAGCGTCTAGTATCTCACCGCGCGACTTTAGGCGATGTCTAATCATACTTTCTACAATATGACGGCGGTCGCGCCATTCATCCTCAAAAATCATGAAGAAACTATAACCAGCTTCTTCGACAAGCTTTCGCTTCATTTCATGATAATTTTTATTTGATATGTTCGCAGCAGAATGCCAATACAACCCGTTGTATTCGATAGCAAGCTTAGCTGAGGGAACTAAGACATCAATCTCTTTTGGTGCAATCAGATCTCTGCTAGAAAGAACAGCATCAAGTGAAATAGATCTCACAAAATCGTAAACTTCTAGCTGGCCTTTTGATTCTTTAGGTGCACAAGAAAAACAAACGGGTGAGCCTATTAACATCATTAGATTTTTTAGCTGAATCTGGCCGCATGCATTGCATTTTAATCGCAACTTGTGATATTTGTTCCTGTAACATGCAGGATCGTCTAAGAGCTCAAACTTTCCAATGCTTTCAACAATTGCAGTTACTTGCTCAGGTTTAAACCTTTTTGCAGAAGCACCTGGGTTTGTCTCGTAATTCTTTTTAATTGAGTCTGAAGATTTTAATAAAGCCAATGAAGAACTTTTTGTCAGCCCAAGATTCCAAGGAACAAGTTCACCAGAAGCATATAAACGACTTTTTGTCTCAGACATCTTACACGCTGCTATAATAGCCTTTTCCGGGGCCAGTTTTCTCCAGTCAGTCAATCTTCCGCTAGCATATCCTTCAAGCAATGTATTAGAAATTGTGGAACTGATTACAGCTAGCTTAGATGAAGTATCCTTTGTCAGACCCTTATTCCAGACAGCATATTTGCCAGAAGCATACCCTTCTGAGCGTTTTCTTGCCATTTCCTTTTGTTTGTCTTTGTCATGATAAGATGAGTCTATCCGCGCATTGTGACCTCTAGCATAGCTCGACAAAAACCCTTTCTTCCAGCCTGCCCATGGCAGTTTAGCTATACACTGATTCGAACAATGACATGTAGGCTGACTACCTTTATGATACACTTCTAAATACAAACTAAGCGGATCACTTATATCGTGAGCTTCATTTAAGTGTAAAACAAATTTAGCTTCCTGCCCAAAAGTCACCTGACACTTCGGGCAACAAATACGTTCGTAGGTCATGGCTTAACTATACCATAACCTACGAAGTTGTTTAATCCAGTGGGATCTTTTTTTCTAGAATTGTAGCACACAGTTATCAAAGCGAAGTGTCATAGAGATTTCCATTGGACCACCGTCTTCGTAGGTAACCTCGCCGAAGTTTGCCTCTGTTATAAAAGCACCTTTTATGTCCCATAATTCGACCACTGTGCCGACGGGATCGAGCAGCTTAAGCTGAATATCTCGCTTATAGAAATCAGCGTAGCCGCTGCGTCCGGACACTGATTCGAAGTGTGTGCGAACCCATTCCATAACCTGTTGAGCGCCGGAGGGTGCGATGGGATCGTGCAGTGTTACTGCCATTGTTCCGAAAGATGTTTTGCCCGCAAGGTAACGTCGGGAATTCATGAAGGCAACTTCAACTTCTTCCGTTGTGATTGTGGGTCTAGATGTTGTTTTAATGATGTAGGCATCAATGCCTTCAATCATGAGTACCCATCGATTTTTACGTTTTGGTTCGAATTTCGCGGGTAGCATTGATGATACGTCTAATGTTTCAGCAGCCATTGTATAATTCTCCTATATTATCCTTAGATAGAACACTCTTAATTATAAGTAAATTTTATTTTTACTATCAAAATAAATTTATTTTTTACAATTAAAGATATCTGCCTATAGTTTAAGCGGAATAGGAAGATTAGATGGGTGCTGTTGAAGGTAAAAAATTAGAGACGCATATATGTCCATTATGTAGCGAGTTAGCTACGAAGCGACTTACAACTTTGTCGAAGCATTTTGTTGAAGTTCATAATAAAAATGATGAAGAAGTGTGGAGTTTGCAGAATGGGTTGAGGCCTTTGTGTGCATGTGGGTGTGGGGGTAACACAACGTGGCGAGGGTGGGGAAAAGGTTACAGTAAAGTTATTAACGGGCACAATGCTAGTGTTTATGCTGTGTATAGTCCTGAAGAA